GGTAATGCCATGCCTGATCTGCACGTACCATTCCGCTAATAGCCGAAGGGTGCGAAGCCAAGAAAGCACGTGTAACGTGAGCTTGGCTTTGTTGTAACACATAGAGCCAATATGGCCCTGTGGTTACAATTCGTGCTTTAGCTCCTGGTTCAGGAATTGTTAAAACACGAACAGGTATCTCTGATACCTGAGTTGTGTCATTTATCATAGATATATAGGCACAACTAAGGATTTGAAGACCAATGGCCTCGTCAAATCCTTGTCGGAATGGCGTAAATCCACCAATGGTGTCCTGCGCCACTTCGCCAAAGTCAATATCTGGATATTCCACATATTGGCTTTCCCTACACCAAGTTCTCCAGCGGGGAACTCCTTTACACTCTTTAAGAGTTATAAAGGGTAGGGTAATTGAACCATCTTCCTCTGGAACATGCTTCAATAAAGGAGTAACGGAATCTATGATCTCCGTTGCCCTTCCTCCTTCTTCTACAGTCTTCAAGAAGGAGCCCGCTGTCGCTAACGAGATGTGAGCGGAGCGGATCGGTCCGGGGCCCGCTTTGCGGCACCTTCGGCCGATTATCCTAGCTGCCTGATACAGGTCGGTTAGGATTTCGGCGTCCGGATTATATTCGGCCGTCGTCGTGAGCTTGAACTTTTCAAAAGATTCAAGTTCAGTTCTCTTGTCGCCGGTTGGTAACTGACGAGAAGAGATTAGATGAGCTAGCTTTGTTAAAGCTACCTTATCTAAACGTTCTCCACATATCCAATATGGATTTATGTGGGGAACGAGCCTATAAAAGAAATTCTTTGAATCTCTTTTAGGCTTTTCTAGCGTCACACTCTGTGTTGCTAGAATAAAGATGTGGTTGCTAAAAGCTTTCCACATCTTTATTACCTGAGGGACATTAAATGCCCCGACGGTAAAGATCTTACGCACTAAGTGCTTTAAGACCTTATAATGACGATCTTTAATAAAGAGGTCATTATCAAACAATAATAGTGAATCAATGATTCCCATTATTGTTTGCTCAATCCTCCGAATTTCGGAAACCCTTCGGGTTGATAGGATTTGAGCAATTGACGACTTGAGATTCAATTCGTTTTGTAAACGGAATCTCAGTCGATTTCGACCTTCTGGCTTGAAGTCAGAACGTCGAAAACGCAAGCATCCTTTAAGGATGCTTGTGTTTCGGGACGGCAGGATATAATCCCCGTTCTCGAAAAGGC